CAAAATCTTTATTACTAGGGTACAAACCACGATCTTGTAGTTCCCCCATAATATTCAGAGCATCAGAATCTTGTCCACGACCGAATGTCAACTTCACTTCATTTTTAATAACATCATCAAGGCCTGATTGTTTTAACCAATCAAAACAATAGTCTTCGTTCTCTTGTGTAATGTTAGCTCTTGTTTGATCTTTGATAGAAACTTTACTACCATCCATCAAACTAATAGAAGAGACGCCGGCGGTCTCAAAAAAACTTGGTATCACTTCATTTTCTAATTGATACTCTCTGTCTTTGAGTTGTTTAATCTCTGCTTCTTTGTTAGTGATCGCTTGACGAACATCATCAAGTTCATTACACGCTTCACCAACATCTTTTACTTCTGAACTATCTAACGTATTAAGTTTAGATTGTTCGTAGGCTTTATCTAATAGACCCATTTTAGACTCCTTATTTTAATTCTATTGTTATAGGAATATATATAGCACTCTCTCTGTCCCATTTCAAGACTTTAAAATTATTATTTGTAATTTTTCCAGCGACAGCACAAACTATCCCTATTAAAACAGGATCTCCCATCAATAATAAATAATCTTTTGATGTGAAATCTTTTAATTTTTTCTCCACTGCGAAGGCAAATCGTGTTGAGTTTACTTGTATTTGTTTAGGGTTTTCAAACATAATGATAGGTGTTCCGAATCTTTCACAATCTGAAACGTCACGATATCCACCATTAGGCAACTTAGTGTTCGTTGTTATAAATACTTTATTCATTCTCTTTCTTTCGTTTATTATTTTCACTTTAAGATATTTCAGGTACAATTTCAATAATGAAATATTTTATGCTGATATGGCTATGCCTCAATGATCCTGTTGTCTCTTTAGAAAAGACCTGTATTCAAGAACAATATGGAAGTACCTTTAATTCTTTAGAGGAGTGTAGAGTAGCAGCTAATTATATTTACAATAATATAAAGAATCCAAATTTATACATGACTTCATTTTGTTCTGTAAAAAATTTGACAACGATATAATTTTTCCTATATAAAGAACGTAGAAAGTTTTTATTAGTTATGTATCCGAATTTTAAAACGAAACCGTTTAATCATCAATTACAAGCGTTAGGTTGTAGTTGGGACAAAAGAAACTTTGCCTACTTCATGGAAATGGGTACCGGTAAATCAAAAGTATTGATTGATAATATTGCCATGCTCTATGATCAGGGTAAAATTAATGCTGCTGTTATCATTGCGCCCAAAGGTGTCTATCGAAACTGGGAACGATTAGAAATACCTGCTCACTTACCTGAACACATTCAAACAAGAATCACTACCTGGGTAGCGCCAAGTTCAAGAAAAAAAGAAGATGAAAAAAAATTAAAAGAACTTTCTCAAAGTTTTGATGGCCTTGATATTTTTTTAATGAACATTGAAGCATTAGCTCATCAACCTTCTGTGCAATTTCTTGATAGATATTTATTAGGAACCAAAAGTTTGATGGCTATTGATGAAAGTACCACGATCAAAAGCACAACGGCCAAACGCACAAAAAATATTTTAAAGATTTGTAAGCTTGCTGAGTATCGAAGAATACTCACAGGATCTCCTGTCACAAAAAATCCTTTGGACCTTTATTCTCAGTGTCACTTTTTAGATGAAGACCTATTAGGATTTAGTTCTTACTACGCTTATAAAGCACGCTATGCGATCGAGGTTAAAAGACACTCTTCAACACATTCTTTTAATCATATTGTGGGTTTTAGAAATTTAGATGAACTTTCTTATATGTTAGGTAAATTTTCTTTTCGAGTATTGAAAGAGGATTGCTTAGACTTACCTTCAAAGATTTATCAACCTCGCTATGTCGAGATGACCAAGGAACAAGAGAAAGCGTACAATGATTTAGCGACCTTTGCTATTACCGAACTAGAAGGAGATACATTATCAGTCACTAATACAATGACCATGTTGCTACGCCTTCATCAGATTACGTGTGGTTATCTGCCCACGGACGACGGACCACCGATACCTTTAAAAAACAATCGACTATCAGAAATGTTAAGCGCAGTTGAAGAGGTTGAAGGTAAGATAATTATCTGGGCCAACTATCGACAATCAATCTTTGATATCAAAGAAGCATTATCAAAAAAATATGGTGAAGATTCTGTTGTCACTTACTTTGGAGATACCAAAGATAAAGATCGACAAGACATTGTTAAATCTTTTCAGGACCCAGAAAGCCCCGTTCGATTTTTTGTGGCCAACCAACAAACCGGTGGTTATGGATTGACTTTAACGCAAGCACACACTGTTATTTATTTTTCAAATAACTATGATTTGGAGAAAAGAATTCAATCAGAGGATCGAGCTCACCGTATTGGTCAAAAGAATAATGTGACTTACATTGATTTGATTAGTGAAAAAACTGTTGATGAAAATATTGTAAATAGTTTAAGGAATAAAATTGATTTAGCTTCACAATCATTAGGAGAAAAATTAAAAGATTGGTTGATAGAGGGTAAAAATAAAAAGAGTTGACATTTGAATAGGAATAACTATATATTATCTTATATAAGGAGAAAGTAATGACAGACATAACAAAATACAAATCAGTTATTGTAAGAATAGAAACGCATTCAAAACTGAAAAAGTTAGCAGGGAAAGATAAGAAGATTTCTGGAATCTTATCACAACTAGTTGACAAAGAATTTGAAAAAAGAAAGGCAGCACAATGATCGTCAAGGATATGAAACTAAAAGAACAATTCATTAGAATTATGGAAATTAAGATAAAAGATAAAGTTAAACCTGTATTTGAAACCACGCACGAAAGTGATACTTATCACTGGTTAGATCAGCTATATGATTTTGCTTATTTAGCGGGTGAAATATCAGGTATGCGAACTTGTAAAACACTCATCAAACAAGACATAAAAGAAATAGAAAACATAGAAAATTTTGGAAAGAAAAATTTAAAATCTCTTCAGTAATGAAGAGAGAGGGTTCGCTCTCTCTTGATTACTGATAGCGAGAATCAGTAATTATCTCAAACGTCTACCTCCCAAATCAGATGGATGAGATCTGACTTGCTCTCGCAAGACCGGCCAAGGGGGTTTTAACATAATGTCTCCGCATAGTAAGTGCTCCCTTGGTCCAAAATAGAGGAAAAAACATGCAAGAATCAATGAAAGATTTAACGATTGAAGAGTTAATGCAGATAGTAAAGCTGGCTCAAAAAGAAATTGACAGAAGAACAATCAAAAAAGTCGACAATGGGAATTAATTATCTATTTAATTCCTCTTGACTTTTCGCTATTAATTTATCTAAAAAATATATATAATTTTATATAAGAGCGGGAGTATTTCCCTGTTTCGATCTCCCGCTTTTACAAGGACAACATTATGTTGAACGAGATAAAAACAAAAATCGTCCTCGCTGTCCAACGACAACGAATGTACGATCCGGTATTGAAAGATACAGTTGACAAAGTCTTAGTGACTTTCAACGACGGGAATGTGAATGGTTATCTTGCTGAAGAGTGGGATAACATGCTGAGTCAAGTAGACTCTATGTTAGAGAAGGCTTTTATTATTGAGCCGAAAGCTACTCGACCGCAGTTAGACTAACTTTTACGCCCTGATCTTTCTCTTTTTTGCGAGCAGAGTCCTCGCCATCAGGAAACTCACCCTTTGATAATTTGTTTTGTAATGATGCTATATACAGATTTCTTAGCTCTGTCGGTAATAGTGATTCTATGTTTAGGTTATACTGTTTCATGCGAACCTCTAGTATATCAAAGTTCGTCAACAAATTTCTACAGAAAAATTAAAATAAATTACTTGACTTCTTTTTTGTCCACGATCCACTGACCAGGGATCACGGTCACCCGACCAACGTCATTGTCCATTTTATCAGATCCTATATCGGCAGCTAATAAGAGATATTCTTTTGTTTCTTTCAGGACATATCCTACTGATAGAACCTCGGGCGGTGTAGTCTTCATTGCGTCTTTTAAACTATGCCACCCTGATTCCATTTCATAAGCGTCTAGCCATTTAACTTCATACAGTTTTGACCGGGGACTAGCTTCAAGCTGTCCGCTATCTCGTTGCTTCGGTCGTTTTTTATCTGGGAAAACCATCCCTCAACCCCTTTACAGATGTTATATGTTTTAAGTCCATGATGCGCAAATCCATCTAAAGCAGCTTGCTTGACAGACTCTAAAGATACATCATCTCCGACCATCATGCCACCATCCTTTACCTTGGGCCACCAATTAATAATGTCGTCTTTCACTGCTTCGTAGGTATGCGCCCCGTCTACGATGACCCCAAATACAGAGCCATCATCAAAAGAATTAAGAATATTGGTGTTATCGGATTTGTTAACATTAACTATGCACCTTTCTGCTTCGATATGATCGTGTAAATTCCTGCAGAAATCGTCCCACAGGGGGTTTAAATCCACGTTAGCATGTTCCATACCCGAACCTTCAAAAGTATCTATCACATGGACCTTAACGTCGTGTTTTCCGCTTAATTCTAAGGCGTCACAGAGAAATCTTGTGGATCTGCCTGCAAAACACCCTATTTCGACGATATCATCGCCGTCTTCACAGTATTTTACCAAGTTCATCATAGCGTCGTGCATGTTAAACCAACCTGGTATGTCTAAATATTTATACATTGTCTTTCCTTTCACTAATTTCTATTGCGGATTCTAAAACCACTTCTTGCATATTGGTAAAGTAATTATTGCCCAGCATTTTTTGTGCGAGCTCTCTTGCTCTCTTCCGTTTTGCTTCTTGTTTCCTCAGTCTGACAGAATATCTTCTGTCACTGTAATCATAGATTGGATGTTTTATTACCATTTTATTTACTCCTAAAGTTATATGTTCTTGGTGGTCGTAGACCATTCATGGATTGATGCGCATGAACTCCATTAATTCCTTTGCGTATCTGATCCAAGGCGTGATTGTAAGATCTGCGTTTCTCGTCGGTATCCCGTAGACCTTTATCTTTGTATTCATGTAGAAACATCTGCAGGTAGAATAAAGACTTCTGGTTCATCTCAAGAGGAAACAATCTTCCATGTCTACCGTACCTCATCTTTCTTCCTCCACTTTTGTATTATTTGTTCCCCTGTTGAATCATCTATGTAATAAATCCAATCACCAATGGTGATATAACAACAGTCTTTGGACCTGATATCAACGACCATTTTTGATTATCCTTTCTAACTTGTTAAGTTTTTGAATAAGGTTTTCTTTCTTGTTTTCTTGTGATTGGGGCACGAACCACGGCACACGGATCCATCCATGCTCTTCCAATAATCTTTTTGTTATGTGATCAAATTTATAATTCATTTTATTTCTCCTTTTCTTTAAAACCTAGGGGTTTCCCCCTAGGTAATTTTTTATTAAGCTACTTTCTTTAGTACCTTATTAACTTCTTCATCTAAGATATTATACATAGCTTCCCATGTACTACTTAGTTTTCCAACTTGATTAACATCACCTACTTCTTTGTAAATTTTATCAATCTTGCGGAACATCTTAGGCGCAGCTTTTTCGAACAAATCCCCAATTTCTATATAGGGCCTTCTCCAAGTAATTAAGTCATCCTCATTGGTAATAAGACAAGATCTAAATGCACCTAAAATAGGAAATAGTATAGCATCAGCAATATCATGACTGATGATATTATCGCCCTTTGGAAAGCTGATTAGATTAAATTCGTTTTTATTTCTTGATGCTTTCACGTACTTACTAGAGCGTTTATTTGCCAAAATACCGTGAGAAGTATATCTAATATCATCCACCGCATAAATTATATCGGGTATTATCTTTTTCATAGCGCAGTAATCTTTTTCTCTTAGTTCAAAAGCTTTCACGCAACTACTTTTGCTTGAGTAAGCTTTGACTGGATGACGATCACCTCCTCTTTTATAATCATTGATATTAAACACAGTCATGTATTGTAATAATCTGGCCACATCAAGTTGTCCATCTTCGTATTGACGATAACTAATTTTATTGGCATAGATTTCGTCTTTTAAAGCGTCTTTAATAAAGTCAAATTTATTATCTAACGTTAAAATGGATGTTCTTGTCACACTAGCATGAGTGTTAAGGCCTTCGGAAGTGCTAGGGACCATCTTTGGATCAAGTCCAACACGCAGTTCTACTTTGACATATTTGTTTCTTGGTAAATCATAGTTATCTTCTTGTAATTCTTTGATTACATTTTTGAGAACAGTGAAAGTTGTTCCGCCGTTCAGTATACCATGACGTTTTTCTTCATCTTCATCAATCGCAATACCTAAGATGCCATCTCCTATTTCATCAACGTATTTGACGTTAATAGTTATCCCACTATTTTTTAAATGAAACATAGATGTATCACTAAGATATTCTTCTCGAATATCCCGCATCACTGCTTTGTTTTTTAAGTTTTCATGATTACGAGGATTGGCCGGTTTGATAGGCATATCCATCATTCTTGGTATAAGATTATTGATATCAAAAAAACAATTATAATAAGTGATTGTTTGTGATCCATGCTTCTTTGGATTAAAGAAAGGATCGGTCGTTTTTCGTACGGCTTCTGCTCGCACTTTGTAGGTTTTAATAGACATATAGTCTCCTTCTATTTAGATCTTAGCGCACTGCTAAGATAGTTGTTGTATTAAGCATTAAACAATTCTTGATAGGTGAAGTGACTTTTTTCTTCATCACTGCTAAAAACTACATTGACCTGATGGTCTTCGTTTTTTTTGATGTAGTCTTGCATTGAAGATAAGATCTTCTCTTTGCTACCGATAAAGGTGCAGGAATATTCTTTCTCTTCTTTTGTTTTCACGTTAATTGTTATGTCCATGCTTTCTATGGGAGAATATACAGGAATAATAGACCATGGTCAATGGAAAAGTAAATATAAAGGAGGGAATAAGTGTGATTGTGAAAGGATAGGCAATCACGAACCACTGACCATGGAAAGAATAGTTTACTATAAGAGAACCATACACACAAAATAAAAAATAAAAAAAAAAATAATCTCAAAATTCATTCTCTCTGTTCTCTCTAGTCAATTTATATAGTATATTCAGTAAGTTATTACAAATCCTTTGTTCTCTCAACCATTCTTCAAGAGAACAACTTATTCTCTCTAACCATAGACAGAGGCAAGGAAATCAAATGTTGTTTACTTTTTTAGTAAAATTTGTATAGAATGTTCCTTATAAGGAATTAACTATGAAATTTAGAAGCCCTGGAGATCCTGTAGTCTTATCAAAAGAATTAGCTGATTTAAGAGATAAGATTACTCCAAAACAAGCATCATTTGCTGAACACATTGTGGCCCAAGAAAATAGAAAGACTGCAAGAGAATGTGCTATTCTTGCTGGGTATCCAGAGAAATCAGCTAGAGCTAAAGCCTCTCAACTACAAAGTCCTAAATTGTTTCCTAAAGTTCACGAATATATTAGAGCATTACAAGAGGATCTTTGGAATAAATATAAGATATCTCCTGCTTCTCATATGAGAAGGCTACACGATATTAGTTTAAGAGCGGAAAACCCTAACAAAGATGATATTGAACATTTTGATATGAAGCCAGATTTAAAGACTGCCCTCGCTGCTGAAATTAGTAGAGGTAAGGCCGCCGGATTTTATGATAAGAAAGATAAGGTTAAAGATAAAACTATTGACAATCTATCTTTAGATGAGGTGACAGATCTATTAGATAAGATGAGAAAGAACGTTATCATTGATCAAATCCCTACTACTGTGGAGGAAAATGGATCCCAGACAATACAAAGCGACGATCAGTCAGAACAAAGCGATCAACAAGTTCCTTGAAGAAGGATACCTAGTTTTTGTTAATGTCTGTGAACAAGGCCCTATTGATATTATTGTTGTTAATTCAAAGAATGGTAGAACTCATTTCCTTGATATCAAAACATCAAAAGGAAACACAATTACTAAAGGAAAAAATGTAGGTGGTTCGGGGGTTAAACTTAAACCACATCAAAAAGAACTCGGTGTCAGACTCTGCCTTGTCGAAGGAGACGAAATTCGCATTGTTGAAAAAAGAGAAACAATCAGTCAAAGACAAAGAAAAGAAAAAAGGTTCCTCAATAAAGCGAGGAAGGGAATCCACCTTTTGGAAGAATATTAAAGAGATAACCCCAAACATTCATTGGACTAGAATTGAAACATACGGGACACCTGGACTTCCCGATCTTTTGGGCGTGTGCATGCATGAGCCTAAGAATATTTCTTTTTGGTGTGAATTAAAAATAGCCAAAGGCAATCAACTTTTGCTTTCTCCCTTTCAAATATCTTGGAACATAAAAAGATACTCATTATGCCAAGACAATTTCATCATGGCTAAGATTCCAGAAACAAGGGAAGTGTGCTTGTGGTCGGGATCGCTTGTGCGTGAGCTTGTGACTAACTATAAAGAAGTAGAGCCACTGTTTAAATTATCACAACCCTACAAAGATTCGCTTGAGCCTAGTATTAGAAAAGTTTTATCTAAAATTTAGTTCAATTCTATTGTCCAAGCTCTACCCAATCATTTTCTATTTTGTCTACCTCTCCCATTTCTACATCAAATATTCTATTAATATCCATTAGTTCGCTTGTACCTTCATAAAAGAATAAAACTTTCTTTTCTTGTGGCATTTTTTGTAGCTCTTTAATTAATTCTTCAACTGTCATCATGATCCTCTTTTTATTTGCTTCCAGTTTTCCATTTCTAATCTAGTGACTAAGTTTTGTATATGTTCTATATCTTCTTGTTTAATATCTTCTAAATCATCTAAAAGACAAGCTACTGATATACTTAACTCATAAAGTATTTCTTCTTTTGTCATTAGAAACCATCCCCATATTTATCTTGATAACATTTAGGGCAATATCTATCTCCCTTGTCATCAACTTCCCATTCTGTAAGTTCTTTACCCTTCCAGTTTTCAAAAACAACATCTCGATTGCATACAACACATTGATCTTCTTCTATTTTTCTTAAAGTTTTATCTGTGCAATCGTCACAGAAATAGTTTTGAAGATTAATTTTATTTTCTGTTTCGTAATCCTCAATAACTTTGTCATCAGCTTCGCATATTTCTAGGATATTTAAAAATCCCTCTGTGTCTAAATCAAATTCTTTCAAACACACTTCACATTCTCTAGGCTCGTTCATTTATTCTTCCTCGCTTTCTTCGTAGTAAATAAAAATATTATCTTCCACGTATCCTTTTTCTTCTTTCTCAAGTTTATCTATTTCTTCTTTCTTTAACCCACTTAATAAAGCCCAATTAGTATGACCTACTTGTGCATATACATAGTCATCAATATGATCTGATAAATCTCTACTCATTTATTTCTCGCTTTCTTGTATGTTTTCTATTTCGTTTTCATCTAGAGCAATACCATATTCTTCTTGATACTGATCTATGATTAATTGTTTATATTCTTCTATATTGTTTGCTTCTCTGTTGTTGCCAACAAAATGAAGTTTTATCTCGCAAGTATATTCTTTAGTCATTTTCATTCTCCATTTCTTCTTCTACTGTTGTTTCTACAAGCCCTGCCCATTCCTGCCAATCATGTGCTTCGCTATATCCTTCTCCACTCATACCCATTTCTTCTGCTTCCTCTTTACTATTAGCTTTTACAAAATATGTTTCTTGTTTGTTTATATCTATAACTACTTTATATTTTTTCATCTTCTTCCCTTTCTTCTTCGTAATGCATTTCAGATAATTCTATTTCCTTTTCCCAATTTAAACCAAAGTGATCACAAAAATGTCTTAAATCTGCAATTACATCAGCAACTCTAGGATAAGTATTATCTTGATCTTCCTCATGCTTGTTCTCGTCTAGCAATAAAAGTCTTTTTACTTTTAAGGCTCTGTCTTTATTAGTTATCATCATTCTTCCTCCCTCGTGTAGTTTTCAAATTCTGTTAAGCTAGGTTTCTTGTGTTGAGTGACATAACCATATTCAGCGCAACCTATTTTTTCGTATGCTTCATCCACCCCTGTTAAAAAGAAGTTCATTTCATCCTCAGAATGAAAAACATATCGTTTTAACTCTTGATCGGTATCTCCCCATAAAACCCAAACACTAAATTTTTCTTGTGCCTGTGTATTCATTTTTATTCTGCTTCCTCGTGAATGATCCCATATCTATATAAGATATGTTCAACATCTGTTAATATGTTATTGAATATTTCTTGTCCTTCATCTGTGAAATGAGAACAAGTTTTTTCCTTATCTTCATACTCAATAAGTTTTTGATATTCTTCTTGAGTATATTTCGTGTCCATAATTTGATCTACAAGATCAGTCGTAGCACCGAGAAAATCCTCAGCTTTTATTTTGTATCTATTTTTAATTGTCATTATTCTTCCTTTTCTTTCTTTGTAAATAAATCTATGACATCATTTCTAAAACCATGATAGGCGTTAATGTGATCTTGATCTGCAGGATTATAATCAAAGTGTTTGATAACTAATTTAAATAGTTCATCATCTATTTTCATAAATTCTTTGTCAGTCATTATTCCCCCTCGTGTAGTTTTCAAATTCTGTTAGGCTAGGTTTATTTTGACTATCTCCCTTAATATAGTCATACCCCCACCAACCGTCACATTGTTCAACACCTAGCAAAAATGCGTCTAACTCTGCTTGTGTATTAAATTTATATTGTAAAGGCTCACACTGATTATATTGAGGATCTTCCCCCCATAAAACCCAAACACTAAATTTTTCTTGTGCCTGTGCCTGTGCCTGTGCTTGTGCTTGTGTATTCATTTGCTTTCTCGCTTTCTCTTAGGTTTAAGCCTAAGCAATAGCCCTATTTAAAAGGCTAT